ATTGCGCAGAAACTCCTTGGCCAACTCCCGCATCAGCCGCCCTAAAGACAGCCGATCACGCTCACACACCTCTAACAAGTCGGCCTTAACCGTCTCAGGCAACCGAAACGACAAGACCGCATCATTATCTGCTGAGCCTGTCGCGGCGCGCCGCACTTTCTCATAATTCATCTTGTTTACTCCGTGTAATTATATTGTTGACATGGAGTAGACACATAGACTAAGAATACCCCACTGACAACAGTCGATATGAAAAGGATGACACAATGTCGAAAATCAAGATCACCACGCCACGAGGCGAATTGAAGTGGGCCAGCGTCACGGGCGCGGGCAAGAAAGACCTGCAAGGCCGGGACATCTTCTCAGTTGATATTGAGATGAGCGTAGACGTCGGCAAAGAGTTAATGAACCAGATCGATGGTCTGTGGGAGTCCGATAAGCCGAAGGGAGCTAAAGACCCCAAAAGCACCGGATATCGTATTAACGACGACGGCCAAACGGTCAAGTTCACGTTCAAAACAAGCGCTGTCTACCCGTCAGGCGACCCTAAAGAGGTCACGATCTACGACGCCAAGGCGCAGCGTACGAAAGTCACCGACAAGATCGGCAACGGTTCTATCGGGCGTGTCAGCGGTATGGCGTCGATCTATGACGCTGGTGTAGCGGCGCGCGGCGTGACCTTGTACCTCGACAGCCTCCAACTCATCAAGTTGGTGCGCTACGAGGAAGCGGCCAGCTTTGGCGTAGAAGAGGGTGACGACGTGTTCACCAGCGACGCTACCTTTGTCGCAGAAGACTTCTAATAACCCCCACAGGTTTTCGGGGCGCACCTGCAAAAAGCGCCCCACTTGAGGCATAGCCATGAAGAAAATAATTTATTTCGATACTGAGACCACGGGCCTCAACCCGCACACCGACAAGGTCGTGCTGTTTCAGTACAAGGTCAATGACGCCCCTACACAACTGATCCAAAACCCAGACTACGCCGAGTGTCACCGCATCCTCGACAGCGCGGATCTCATCGTGGCGCACAACATTCACTTCGATTTCGGTATGTTGGGCTACCTGCCTAAGAGCATCGACCACTTCGAGGACACGCTGTACCTTGACCGGATCGCGCACCCCGCAGCGGATCGGCACAGCCTAGACGTCGTGGCGCAGCGTGTCTATGGGCGCGACATCTACGAGGGTCTCGACAAGAAGACGTTGCAGAAGACCAAGTGGGCCGCCGCCGAGCTTACGGAAGAGCAGATCCGCTACGCCACGCTTGACGTGGATGGCCTACCGACTATTTACGAGCAGTTGCAACGTGACTTCCCGGCAGGCTTGCGCGGCGTCTATAACTTCGACAAGCGCAGCATCATGGCTGGGCTGCGTACACAGCGGCACGGGCTGCCCATCCGCCACGCCGACCTGAGCGAAGAGCGGGATCGCGTTGCAAGCGAGGCGCACCGACTTCAGACCATACTGGCCCCGCTTAACGTGAACAGCCCCAAGCAGGTCACCGCCGCGCTTGGTATAGAGAGCAGCGGAGACCGCGTGCTGGCTGGACTGGTGGCCGAGGGCAACAAGCAGGCGCAGATGATCCGCGAGTGCCGAGGGCAACTCAAGTATCTGAACTTCCTGACCAAGCTGGGCGCACAAGAGCGGTTCTTCGGGACACTACAGCCCGCAGCGCGCTCGGGGCGGTTCACGTCGAGCAAAGAGAACATCCAGAACCTGCCCAGAGACACCAAGCGCTTCATCGGGTCTGACACGAATGTGATCCTGTCGGCTGACTTTGCTCAGCTAGAGCTGCGGACCATCGCGGCTATCACGGGCGACGAGGCTATGTGCGAGCTGTTTCGCAGCGGCGAGGATCTGCACAACTACGCAGCCAAGCAGCTATTCGGTCCGGACTACACGAAGACGGATCGCCAGATCGCAAAAGTGTTTAATTTTTCGACGCTCTACGGGGCAGGTGTGGCGACCATAGGGCTGATCCTGCTGACGCAGACGGGCATCGCCCTGCCTACGCATAAGATCACGGAATATAAAAAGAAGTGGCTTGAGGCGTTCCCCGGCATTGCCGAGTGGCAGAAACAGGGCTTCACTCGCCACGAGATGGGCAGGCCGCACCAAACACCTCACGGGCGGCCTTACACAAGTAACAGGTCAACGGACCACCTGTCTATCGAGAATCAGGGGGCCGGAGCAGAGGTTGCGCGCCTTGCTCTCCACCGCATCAGCGACACGCTGCCTGATGGGGCGACCCTGATCAATTTCATCCACGACAGTTATGTTGTCGAGGCACCGAACGACCCGCGCATCTACAAGCCCGCAGCCGCCGTTATGAAGGCGGCGATGGAGTACGCTTGGCAGAGAGCGCCATTAGATCGACGCGGCATCACCATGCCTGTTGAGGTGGGCGTCGCCCACGACCTGAAGACCGCGGACTCACTTAAGAACTGTATTTACACACTAGGAGACGACTGATGGAACAACTACACCTCGAACAGAACAGCCAAGAGTGGCTGGACGCGCGCAAGAAGTACCGCACCGCCAGCGAGGCGGCTATTGTGCTGGGCATAAGCCCGTTCACGTCTATCGCTGATTTCAAGCTGATCAAGGCGGGCGTCAAGCAACAGTATTATTCCGCAGCCATGAAGCAGGGCCATGATCTTGAGGACCGCGTTCGACAGCTATCCAACAGGCACTTCGCGCGTGATTTCAAGGACGAGTGCTGGGTGAACGGTGACTACATGGCGAGCCTCGACGGGATTGACGGCGACACGTTGGTCGAGCTGAAGGTGTCGGATCGCACATACCGAGATCTGAAGGACGGCATCACGCCCGAATATTATTACGCGCAGGTTCAGCAGCAGCTTTTCTGTAGCCCTGCGGAGATCGGATACATCGTCGCCTATAGTCCAAAAGAGGACGATATCGCGGTGTCCGAACGCATTGAGCTTGACTGGACGTTCATGCAGCGTGTGGCCGAGGCTTGGGCCCGGTTCGACGAGATGGAGGTGCCAGAGGTGGCCGACATGTCGAACAACGGGGCTGTCATGGAGCTGTTCCAGCGTTACGCTAAGCTCAAGGCCGAGACCGAGCGGGCGAAAGATGAAATGGACGAGATCAAGAAGGGTCTGATTGAACACAGCAGCGACAAAAACCTGACGGCTGGCGACTTCAAGCTGACCAAGGGCAAGCCGCGCGTCACGTATGACTACAAGAAGGCGGCGACCAAGTCAGTCATTGACCTTGAGCAGTACCGCAAGGAGAGCGAAGGCACATGGACGATCTCAGTACCGAAGAACCCGTTCCTATGACCTACCTGCCACACCAGATAGAGACGTCGGACAAGGTAGCGGCAGTCGTAAAGGACAAGGGCATATGCCTCCTCCAAGGTGAGATGCGGACGGGTAAGACCCGCACCGCCATCCGCACTCTTGACCTACTCGGCGCGAAGCGCCCGTTGATCGTCACCAAGAAGGCGGCGATCAAGGGGTGGTGGTCGGAAGTGGACGCGGTGAGGTTCTCGCTAGGCGACGGGACAGTCACGAATTACGAGCAGTGCGCCAAACTCCACGCGGACGACTTCGACTTTGTCGTTGTTGACGAGAGCCACGCGATCAGCCGCCCCGGCAAGCCTACCCAGCGCTGGAAGCACCTCCGCCGAATATCTTGGGATAAGCCTGTGCTGTTGATGACAGGCACGCCCTCAACTGAAAGCCTCTTGCAGCTATACTACCAGTTCGCACTCTCTGAGAGGTCGCCGTTACGCTACAAGAACTTTTACGAGTTCTTTAAGGTGTGGGGCGTGTCCTCGCAGATCCGCATAAACGGTCGCTGGGTTGAGCAGTATAAGAAGGCCCGTCCCGAACTGCTTGATCGCCTAAAGCTTTACATCGTCACCCTGACGCAAGACCAAGCGGGCATCACGCACAAGGCGGTGGATAAGGTCCACAAAGTTGCGCTGGGCGATGCCACGAAAGGGCTGATCGCCACAATCCAGCGAGCCAAGGTGGCGTCAATCGCCCCCGGTGTCGTGTTCGCTGCGGAGAGTGACATGGCCGAGCGGGTTGCCATCCACCAGATTGAGGCGGGCGCTGTGATGGTGGACGAGCAGTTGATCGACCTCCCGAACACGGAGGTGATCGACTACATTAAGAAGACGTGGGGCGACAGCGAGGGGCTGGCACTCATGGCGCACTTCCGCAGCACCCGCATGAAGTTGGAAAAGCACTTCCCCAAGGCGTCCATATTCTCCAGCGTTGCCCATGCCGAGGGCGTGAGCCTCGCAGATTTTGAGCATTTCGTGATCGTGAACAGCGACTACAGCGGCGCTAAATTCGTGCAGCGGCGTGACCGAGGCGTGAACCTCAACAAGCGCACAGACGCCGTGGTCAATCACATCGTGACCGACGGTGGCGTAAGCGAGCATGTTTACACTGCAGTCAGCAAGAAGCTCGACTTCACGCTGAAAAATTACAGGAGGTTGCGTGCAGTCTGAGAGTAGCATCCAGAAGGCAATTCTAAAATTGCTGAACGCTCGCGACGACGTGTGGGCGGTGAAGACGATCACAACAAACCGCAATGGGACGCCGGATATAATTGCCAGCGTTGGCGGGCATTTCGTTGCGATTGAGGTGAAGGCAGCAAAGGGCGTAGTCGCGCCCTTGCAGACATATCAGATTGATCTGATCAACAAGACAGGCGGCACGGCAGGCGTGGCGCGTAGCACAAGAGAGGTGAAAGAAATGCTTACAGCATTAGACAAAATGAACGTGCGCGACGGAGAGTTTGAGCGCGTGACTAGCCTAGACGAAGACGTGCAGCAGCGGCTGATAGATATGCGCGACACGCTTGAGGCCGTCGAAGACAAGCTCACCGCGTTGAGCAAAGGTTATGATGATATCACAGTCGAGGAGGTGAAAGAATTATTAGCCTATTTTTCAAGTTAGGCTTGCATAATAAGACCACTGGCCCTATATCTATGTGTATAGGGCAATGAAGCCCGCCAATCAGGAGAACGACAATGACTCACAACATGGTTTCGAAGAGGAAGGCTAACGAGTTCGTAATATGGCGCGCAGCCACATCCGTTAACTGGGACTGCACAATCGCCGAACTAGCCGCAGAAACAGGGTTGGCTCCCGAAACTGTCCGCAGGGCAGCGCTCCGCAAGGGCTGGGAGTTAGTGAACGGGCGGCCCGACACGTATAAAAACCGCGACGTCTTGGCGCAGATGCGATAACAAAGGAGAACAACAATGACACCAGAACAATTCAAGGACGCCCGGCGATCCCTGTTCTACAGCCAGCAAGCGCTGGCAGACGAATGGAACATGGGCGCGCACGGCAGCCGCACGATCCGGCGGTGGGAAAAAGGAGAGCGGCCTCTCAACCCCGTCGCAGTCTACGCGCTCAGTCTGATGCTTGAGCGTAGTCAATCATAATTAACCAGGAGGAAACACAATGAACATCA